CCCGTGCCAGCACGGCCACGTTCTTCAACTCGGCTGGTGTGCTGACCAGCGCAGCGACCAACGCCCCACGATTCGATTACAACCCCTCCACGCTGGCGGCTCAGGGGCTGCTGATTGAGGAGCCACGCACTAACTCCATTCGGAATAACACGATGGTGGGTGCGGTGGCTGGGACGCCGGGGACGTCTCCGACGAATTGGTCTATTAACTTTAACACCGTAACTGGACTGTCCTCGTCAGTGGTTGGGACAGGCACAGAAAACGGGATTACTTATATTGATATCAGGATTAACGGCACCCCCTCAGCAAGTATATTGCAAGGCGTGCAAATTTTATTTGATACAAACACTGGCATCGCGGCGTCCGCGTCACAAACATGGACGGAAAGTTTGTATTTGCGAGTAGTAGCAGGGTCCACTGCAAATATTCCAAATTTTAGAATTAACATTCAACAGTTCAACGCCACTGTTTTTGTCCTATCAAATAGTACCGTAATAGCGAATCCAACCAGCACCCAAACTAGATTCGTGGCAACAAGCACATTTAGCGCCAGCACCACAACGCACGCTCTACCGCTTCTGGCTTTAGAAACGACTTCTGGCGCAGCCATCGACATCACCCTGCGCATCGGCCTGCCCCAGCTAGAACAAGGCGCGTTTGCCACCTCCGTCATCCCCACCACCACCACCGCGCTGACCCGTGCAGCCGATGTGGCTTTAGTGAATACGCTGAGCCCTTGGTATAACGCAAGCACCGGAACCATCTACGCGGAGTTTGCGCTAACCCAGCCCGTATCAGGCCAAAATCAGTTCTTGGCTCGGTTCAGCGACAACAGTTACAACAACTCGATTGTCGACAACGTAATTTCCACTGGTTTTTCGCAGTTAGCAACTGCGTCTGGTGGGGTATTTGACGGCGCGGCATCAACCGCAGTGGCTGTTTCCGCTAACACCACAACCAAATTTGCCGGAGCATATGCGGCAAACGACCTTGCCGCTTGCAAAGATGGCGGCACAGTGGCAGTCGATCCATCGGCTACTATTCCCAGTGGTTTGACGCGCTTCGATCTTGGGTCCGACCATGCCGGGGCAAACCGAGTTAAGGCAGGCTACCTCCGTCGCATCACTTACTACCCCCGCCGCCTGAGCAATGCAGAGTTGCAGGCCATCACAACATGACCCATTTCCTACGCGGATTCTGGGATGGCTTGGCGTTGATGCCGCTTGTGCGCTGGATTAGGAAACGCAAATGAACGACCCCTTCGACCCATTCAACGAACTGGTCGCGGAAACCGACCCAGCGGTGCTGGCAGCGGGCCATGAGTGGGTTCAGCGACAGTTTTACGAGGACGACACCATGTACACCGATTACTTCCTGAAGTTCAAAGACGCCGACGAGGCCAACGCGGCGCTGTTCACCGAGCAGACCAGCGTACAAGACGATGTGGTCGAGACGGTCTTGGTGCCCAAGTACGCGGCGGTGGATGTCGTTGGCGTGATCTACAAGCCCACGGGCAATGTGCTGCCTGCTGAGGACGAAAGCGGCGAAGCGGTGGATGAGATGGCTCCGCTGGACGGCTGGCACGTCAACGTGCGCCACACCGACGAGGCTCCGGAGCTGGCACCGTACCAAGTATTTCCGGTAACGCCTACGAGAATGTGGGCCTGAGATGGCTAAGTCGCCTGCGTGGACCCGAAAGGAAGGGCAGAATCCCAAGGGCGGTCTGAACGCCAAGGGTAGGGCGTCTGCGAAGGCGCAGGGCATGAATCTGAAGCCCCCGGCGCCGAACCCCAAGAACGAGAAAGACGCGGCGCGGCGCAAGTCGTTCTGCGCTCGTATGGGCGGGATGCCGGGGCCGATGAAGGACGAGAAAGGCAAGCCCACACGCAAGGCGCTGGCCCTGAAGGCCTGGAACTGCTGATATGCAAATCCCAATCGTCAGCGGCATCTACACCGACAACGGCCCTGACCTGCGCACGGCCTACCCGGTCAACTTCTTCGTCACGCCCAAGGGCAGCGGCATCAGCGATGCCTATCTGCGTCCTGCTGACGGCCTGGTGAGCGACGGCACCGGTCCCGGCACTGACCGTGGCGGCATCGAGTGGCGCGGCACGCTCTACCGGGTGATGGGAACCAACCTTGTCAGCGTGACCAGCAACGGCGTGGTAACGGTGCTGGGCGATGTGGGCGGCCCGACCAGTGAACTGGTGACGTTCGACTACTCGTTCGACCGTCTGGCCATCGCATCGGGAGGCCGTCTTTACTACTGGAACGGTGCGCTCACGCAGGTGACCGATCCAGATCTCGGCACGGTGCTCGACTTCTGCTGGGTGGATGGGTACTTCATGACCACCGATGGCGAGTTCCTGGTGGTCACGGAACTGACGGACCCCACGCAGGTTAACCCGCTGAAATACGGCTCGTCTGAGGCCGATCCTGACCCCGTGGTGGCCCTTCTGAAGCTGCGCAATGAGGTCTATGCGCTGAACCGTCACACCATTGAGGTGTTCGACAACGTGGGCGGTGACCTGTTCCCGTTCCAGCGCATTGAAGGCGCTCAGGTTCAAAAGGGCGTGGTCGGCACGTTTGCCTGCTGCGTCTTCAACGAGATGATCGCGTTTCTTGGCAGCGGCCGGAACGAGGCACCCGGCGTCTACATGGCTGCCAACGCCACGGCGCAGAAGATCAGCACGGACGAAATCGACCGCCTCCTGCTGGACTACACCGAGTCGCAACTGTCGCAGGTCAAACTCGAAGCCCGCAACGACAAGAACCACCAGCTTCTGTACGTCCATCTGCCAGACCGCACGGTGGTCTTCGATCTCGCGGCCACGCAGGCTCTGAACCAGCCGATCTGGACCACCATGACCAGCACCATGGTCGGTTTCGCGCAGTACCGCGCTCGCAACTTCGTCTGGGCCTACAACCGCTGGAATGTGGGCGACCCGGCGTCGTCGGCCATCGGTTACTGCGTGGACACGCGCAGCGACCACTGGGGCGAGATCGTGCGCTGGGAGTTCGGCACGATCATCGTCTACAACCAGGGCAACGGAGCCCTCTTCCACGAACTTGAGCTGGTGGCGCTCACGGGCCGCGTGGCGCTGGGCCTTGACCCGCAGATCAGCACCAGTTACTCCGTTGATGGATCGACCTGGGGTCAGGATCATTTCATTCGTGCAGGCACCATCGGTAACCGCGCTAAGCGCTTGGTGTGGCTGCGCCAGGGCAACATGCGCAACTGGCGCATGCAGCGGTTCCGCGGCGACAGTCAGGCGCACCTGTCGTTTGCCCGTCTTGAGGCGCAGATCGAGCCGCTGGCGTACTGATGGCCACGTCGAAGCTCAACCTCACGCGGGACCAGCTCGCGTCGTTTCTGCAAGATCACGAACAGATCAAGCAGTTCGAACGGCTTTTTGCCGAGGTCAAGCAGCTTGAACCAACCACGCTGAACGACCTTTCGGTCACTGCCGGCAACGCCGATCAGAAGGCCGTCGAGGCGCTGGATGCTGTGGCCACACTGGCGCAGGATGTGGCGTTTCAGGCTGACGCCAAGGCGCAGCAGGCGCTGGACGCTATTTCGCAGTTGAGCGGGTTGGTTGAGTTGCTGGCCACGGCGCCGCCTGAGCGCGAGTTCAAGCGCTCTCGGTATGGATCGTTTTACAGCACCGCTACGCAAACCGCGACGGTTATCAACACGGCCAAGGAAGTAACGCTGAACACCACGGACCTGTCATCCGGCGTGTTCCTGAGCGGTTCCCCGCAGTCGCGCATCAACGTGGATACGGACGGCATTTACAACCTGCAACTCTCTGTGCAGCTTGACAAGACCAGTGGCGGAACCGCAGAGTTCTACATCTGGTTTCGCAAGAATGGTGTGGACGTCACTGACTCTGCCAGTCAGATCAGAATACAGGGCAACAACGCCGAGATTTTTACGGCGCTCAATTACTTCTTCAGTCTCAAGGCTGGTGATTACGTCGAGATCATGTTTTCGGTGAGCGACCTGTCGGTGGAACTGCTGGCCGTGCCCGCCACTGCTCCGCATCCTGGCATCCCGTCCATCATCGTCACCGTGTCCAATAACATTCAGGGGTTCCAATGACCGTCACCGTCAAAGTCCTCGTTCCTCCCAAGCAGATGGAGGCTGTGCAGACCACACAGTACACCGCAACTTCCGTGAAGGCGATCATCGACAAAGCCACGGTGACGAACACGGACACGGTGAACCGCACGTTCAGCGTGAACCTCGTCACCTCGGGTGGCTCGGCTGGCAACTCCAACCTCGTCATCGACGACCGCACCGTGGTGCCGGGCGAGACTTACCTGTGCCAGGAACTGGTGGGCCAGGCGCTGGAGTCGGGTTCGTTCATTTCGACAATCGCCAGCAGCGCCACGGCGCTCACGCTGCGCGTGTCTGGACGCGAAATCACATGACGGGTATGATCCCGGCGCCGAGTGTGTGGCTACCGGCGGCCTCTGAGGACGCCATGACCTATAGCCTGCGCACGCACTTCGACTCGCTCATGCTGCCAGCGGCAGCCGCTGAGTGGTTGCTGATGCTATGGGAGTCCATCCAGGCGTTCGACGACTACGCCGATGGCGATCCTGTTAAGCGCGAGGCGCTTGACGCGCTGATCTGGAACACGCTGGTGGCCATGCCCCAGAATTCGTTTTTCTCGCAGCACGCGGCCGATCTGGCGCCACTGCTGGGCTCAATGGTGCTCAAGTGGCAAGCCTCTGACCGCGTGGAGCGTGAGGGTGGCGCATCGGCTCAGTCCTACGTCTGGCGGGCCGGCTACTACGAGCTGGTGCTGGCCGCCGTGCGTCTGTGCCACGGCCCAGCGGCGGCGGCGGCGGTGGCTCACAAGGTGTTGGGCATGTACGGCGAGAAGTTCGACGCATACCTGACCGAGTTCAACAAAGGAGGCAGCGATGCCTGATCCAGTCACCGGCCTGATTGCGGCAGGTTCTCAGCTCCTTGGCGGCGCCATGCAATCGCGCGCCGCTGGCAAGGCCGCAGGCGCACAGGAACGTGCCGCCGAGATGGGCGTCGAAGAACAGCGGCGGCAGTTCGACGAAATCCAGAAGCTCCTGGCTCCGTATGTGGGCGCCGGCCAGCAGGCCATCAGCGGCTTCCAGCCCTTCCAGCAGGCCGGTGCTCAGGCATTCGAGCAGCAGCAGGCCCTGGCGGGCTTGCGCGGCCCTGAGGCACAGCAAGCGGCCATTGCACAGATCGAGCAGAGTCCGTTTCTCCAGGCCCAGGTGCGCCAGGGCGAGGAGGCGATGTTGCAGCGCGCATCGGCCACGGGCGGCCTGCGTGGCGGCAACATCCAGGCGGCTCTGGCTCAGTTCCGACCGCAGATGCTGCAGCAAGCCATCGAGCAGCAATACGGGCGGCTCGGCGGGTTCGCTGGCACCGGCCTGGGCGTGACTGAGGCGCTATACCGTGGCGGCCAGGCGTCGGCTGCTGGTCAGGCGTCGGCGGCCGGAGCGATGGGCAGCAACGTGGCCAATCTGCTGCAACAGCAAGGCGCGGCTCAGGCCGGCGGTGCGCTTGGCCGTGCTGCACCGTTCGTGCAGTTTGCGCAGTTGCCGGGGCAGTTGGCTGGCTACCAGTTGGCAACCGGGCGCAATGTGTTCGGGAATCTGTTCGGCGGTACGCAGAACGCTCCGATGGTGCCCACGCCGTTTGAATATGGCGGAGCAGGTGGCGGCGGCGACCTGATTGGTACGGCTCCGTTTGGCGGCCCTGGAGGTATCTGACATGGTTCAGCCGTTCAACTACATGATGCCCCAAGCAGACCCCTTCGCCGGGGTGCTGCAGGGATTGAAGCTGGGTGCAACCTTCCAGGACATTGAGGCTGCGCGTGCTGCCAACCAGCAGGCGCTGGCGTTGAAGGCCGCCCAGGAGCAGGAGATTCAGGCCAAGATCAATGCTCAAAATCGTCTAGCCACGGCCGCCGACTCTCTGCTTGGAAAGATTCGCGGAGGGACTGCGAAGGAATCTGACTTTGCGGAATATCGCCTTATCGCACCGAAGGATCAGTCCGAAGCGGCAGCGAAGGTATTTGAAGGCATGAGCAAAGCGCAGCAGCAAAACGCTCTGAGCTTTGGCACGCAGGTCATGGCTGCACTGGGTAGCAAAGACCCGCAGATCGGCATTGACATGCTTGAGGAGATGGCGACAGCAGAGCGCGAGAAAAACCCTCAGATGGCGCAGGCTTGGGGGACGGTTGCTAAGCTGGCGAAGCTGGACCCGGCCAATGGCATCTTCGCAGCAGGCGCCGCTATGGCTGGCCTGCCTGGCAGCAAGGAAGCGATTGAGGGATGGCAGAAGACTCAGGAAGAGCGCAGGGCGCGGGCGTTGGAGCCGTTCAAGTTCCGCGAACAAACGGCCACGACTCTCATCAAGGAAGCCGAGGCGAAGTTGGCGCCGGAAAAGCTCGGCGCTGATCTGAACCTGACGAACGCACAGATTGAGGCGGCCAAGGCAGCTCGCCGCGCATCTGATGCTGCAGCGGCAAAGTCTGGCGCAGATGCCGTTCGGGCCCGCGCAGAAGCCGATCAGTTATCTGCCGGCGTCATCCCAGCAGATAAGCGCCCAGAAGCTGAGAGCAAATTCCGCAAGGAATACAGCGATCAGACGAAGGGATACCAAGATGTCAAGTCGGCCTACGGCCGCGTCCTGGCGTCTGAGGATACTGCCGTCGGCGACCTGTCCCTGATCTTCGGCTACATGAAGATGCTGGACCCCGGCTCTGTGGTGCGCGAGGGCGAATTCGCCACGGCACAAAACGCGGAAGGCGTGCCTGAGAGAATCCTGAACATATACAACCGAGTCCGTACCGGAGAACGGCTTTCTCCTTCGCAGCGTTCATCGTTTAAGGGTCAAGCCGGCAAGCTGTACGAAACGGCACAGACGCAAGAGGGCCAGGTTCGCCAAGGCATCGAGCGCATTGCCAAGGGCTACGGACTCAACACGGCGAATATCTTCTACACCCCAGCGGAAGTAATGCCCACGGCTCCTGGGCAGCCAAAGCCGGCTGCGCCTCCGCCGCGAACTGGAGCCCAACCTGCTGCTGGCCAACGCAACGTGACGGTGGACTTCTAACATGCCGTACTCCATCACCACCAAAGACGGCATCACGATCCAGAACATCCCGGACGATGTTGCGCCGGATGCTCCCGAACTGAAGGCGCGTGTAGCTCAGATTCGGGCGGCTGGTGGTGCGCAGGCTGTGGAGCCTACGAAGCCAGAGACGACGACCGCTGGCGTAGTGGGTGCCATCACTCGCGGCGCGGCGCTGCCGTTGGCTGGTGCAACAGTTGGCGGACTTGTTGCTGGACCGCCTGGTGCATTTGCCGGCGGCGCGGCAGGGGTGCTGGCTCCGTTGATTGGCGACCCCATCGTTGGCACCGTCAACCGGATGCTGGGCACCAAGTACACGATGCCGACGCAGGCCATGGAAGACCTGCTGACGCGCATCGGCGTAGCGCAACCGAAGACCGAGGCGGAGCGCATCGTTCAGGCCACATCCGCAGGCGCTGCGGGCGCTGGAGGCATGGCCGCGCTGGGACGCACAGTTCAAACCCTGGCTGGCCAAACGTCCCCAGTGACGCGTGAAGTGGGCCGCATGCTGGCAACACAACCGGCCACACAAGTTGCGGGTGGCGCAGGTGCAGGCCTCGCAGGCCAGGCGGCGCAGGAAGCAGGAGCTGGGCCACTCGGGCAGATCGGAGCTAGTTTGGTTGGCGGCGTTGCGGGCGCTGCTGCAGTGCCACGGCGCACGCCTATGCCTCGCATCACTGGTACTGTGGAAGAGGCCACCCAGCGTGGCATTCCTGTGCTGACATCTGATGTGATGCCGCCAGAGACATTCATGGGCAAGGCGGCGCAGCGCGTTGGTGAGCGCATTCCATTGGTCGGCACTGGCCCGACACGGGCAGCCCAGCAGCGGGCTCGGATTGAAGCCACACGCGATTTGCTGCGGCAGTATGGCGCTGAGGATGTGGCGAACGTCAGCGATGACGTAATGCGCGACCTGGCCAACAAGCGGGCGGCAGACCTCAACAAGTATTCAAGCCTGAAGAACGAGGTGATCGACAGGCTGGATGCTACAGGTCCGGTTCCGGTGCCATCAGCCACGCAGGCCATTGATGCCAAAGTAGCAGAGCTGCAAGGCCTTCGGTCTGAGCAATACGCGCCGATCATCAACGTACTGCAAGACTGGAAGGCAAGCCTTCAGAACCAAGGACTGAGCAACGTCGAAACCTTGCGCAAGCAGATTGGTGAGGCGTTCTCTGCGCCTGAACTGGCGTCAATTCGCACTGCCGGGGAGAAGGCGCTGTCCAGCGTCTATGGCCCGCTGAAGCAGGACATGGAGGCCTTCATCACAGCCACCGGCCAGCGCCGTGATGTGACGAAGTGGAAGCTGTCAAACAAGCGGCTGGCCGATCTTGCCGGCGAGCTGGACATGGGCGCTCTGAAGTCTGTTCTGCGCTCTGGTGACGTCACGCCTGAAGTGGTGGATCGTCTGCTATTCAGCAAGAAGCCCAGCGAGGTGAGCCAGCTTTACTCTGGCCTGACGCAGAGCGGACGCTCCAACGCCAGAACGGCCATCCTGTCGCGTGCTGCAGAGAAGTCCTACTACCAGTTGGAGGATGGCACGCGCATGTTCAGCCCCGAGAAGTTCAACGCTGAAATCAAGCGGCTCCAGCCTCAGATCGGTGTGTTCTTCCGTGGCGATGATCTGAAGCAGGTCGAAGGCCTTTCTCGCGCCCTGACGCTGACGCGCAGGGCTGGCGAGGCTGGCGTGGCCACTGCTACCGGACAGGAGGCTGTGCCATTCGTGGCTGGCGGCGTGCTGGCCGATCTGCTAGGCACGATGGGCGCGACCATCGCGGCGGCTGGTGGCATCGGAGCCACGGCCCGCCTGTATGAGTCTGCACCAGTGCGCAATCTGATGATCCAATTAGGACGCACGGCCCCAGGCAGCGCAGAACAGGCTGCACTCGCCAAGCGTCTAACATCCATCATCCAAACACAATCCGAGGCGCTGCAAGGCGCCACCAATGAGAGTCGTCCCCGACTGATTCTTGACTGATCACCCCAGGAGCCCCAACCATGACCGCGCTCTCCGTCCAGCCCACCTTCCCGATCTTCACCGACATTGACGGCCAGCCGCTCGAATCGGGATACATCTGGATTGGCACAACGAACCTGAACCCGATCACCAACCC